TAAAAATAATGATATTAAAAATATAATTAATTATTTTGAAAAACTATGTGGTATGGTTGCAAAACTAAGACAAAACCCAAAGTTGCAAGATAGTTGGATTCAAAATGATATTGATACCGTTGTATCCCTTTTATATAGAACAAAATATAAATTAGTAAATCACCAATAAAAAGTTATGTTGATTATTGATGTAAAAGATGGAAACATCGAAAGAGCATTAAAAGCCTATAAAAATAAAGTAAAAAGCGTAAAGCAAATTGAACAACTTAGAGATAGAAAAGAGTTTGAAAAACCATCTGTAACTAAAAGAATTAATAAGCAAAAGGCAATAAGAAAAGAGAAATTACAAAATTTTTTTGATAAAAACAAATAATTTCTTTAGTTTTCTAAAAAATTTATATATTTATTTTCGAATATCCTATTCTATATAGGATTTTTTTATTAAGACTTAGTTGGTTAATGAATACCCTTCTCTTATAAGGCGTGACCGAACAACCGACAAAATATCATTGAAGTTCCACAATACAATAACTTCACAGGAACAAAATACATTTTAAAAATGGCAAATTCAAAATTGTTAAAAGAAGCAATCGCAGATGCTAAAGCGGTTAAAGAAACTGCATTGGCTAACGCAAAGCTTGCACTTGAAGAAGCCTTCACACCAAGACTACAGTCTATGTTAACTCAAAAGTTAAGAGCTGAAGCCGAAATGGAAGGAGACGAGGAGCAAGTTGATGAGGAATTAGATTCAACAGGAATCGGTTCTTCAACATCTAATCCTACTTTAGATGCACATACTGAATTCGAAGGTGGTTCTACTGAAACTACATCTGGTGAGCCTGGAGCTCAAGTTGCAGATTTCAAAAAAGTAGCAGACATCAACGAAGAAGAAGGTGCAGAAGAAATGGATAAAGATGCTGAAATCGCTGAACTAAGAGCTAGATTAGCAGAATTAGAAGGCGAAGATTCAGAAGAAGAAGCTCCAGCGATGGAAGCTGATGACATGATGGGTGGTGAAGAAGAAAACCCATTTGCATCTGAAGAAGGTGATGGCGAAGAGTATGATGTTACCGGTAACGAAGAAGAAGATACCGAAGATGACATGGACTTAGAAGCAATCATCAGAGAGTTAGAAGCACAATTAGGCGATGAGGAAGGTTCTGAAGAAGAAGCTCCAATGGCTGAAGCAGAAGAAGGTGAAGAAGAAGAAGCTAAAAACGAAAATTTAGCTGATGGTTCTGAAGCTGGAACTGATAAAGGCGAAGACCCTAAAGTAGTTGTAACTAACGAAGAAGAAGAATCAGATGAAGTTGACTTAGAAGAAATTTTAAGAGAAATGGAAGCTGATATGAAAGGTGATGAAGAGAAAGTTGATGAAGCTGAAGAAGCTGAAAAAGAAGCTGAATTAGAAGAAGCTTACAAAACAATCAAATCATTACAAAAGACTATCAACGAAGTGAACTTATTGAACGCTAAGTTGTTATTCGCAAACAAATTATTCAGAGCTCACAACATGACTAACGAACAAAAAGTGAAAGTGATTGAAACTTTGGATAGAACAAAATCAGTAAGAGAGGTTAAATTGGTATTCTCTACATTAGCAGAGAACTTCAAATACACTTCAACTACTAACAAAACTACTAAAAAATCTATTTCAGAAGGTATCGCTTCTAAAGCAGTTAAATCAACCGCTCCAAAAGCAGCAGCTAAGCAAGTAATTGCAGAATCTGCAGATTTCGCAAATAGATTTAAAAAATTAGCAGGTATTATTAAGTAATTTATAACAAAAAACAATTAAAAAGTACATAAAATGGACTTAAAAAAATTAATGAACGGAGCTAACCCACAAAGCGTAATGCTTGAGCAAACTAGAGGTTTGAAAGCAAAGTGGGAAAAAACAGGCTTATTAGAAGGTGCAGGTTCTGAAACTTCTAAGCATGGTATGGCAGTAATGTTAGAAAACCAAGCTAAGCAATTATTAGATGAGGCTACAAGAACAGGTACTTCTTCAGGTTCTGAAGAGTGGGCTGGTGTAGCATTACCATTGGTAAGAAGAATCTTCGGTTCAATTGCAGCGAAAGAATTCGTTTCAGTTCAACCAATGAACTTACCTTCAGGTCTTATCTTCTACATGGACTTCAAATATGGTTCAAACCCAGCGGGTAATCCAGATTTCACAGGTTCATCTTTATTTGGTAACAGCGGTACTTTCGGTAAAGATTCTTTATCTCCAGCTGGTAACAAATTAGGTTCTACTCAAGCTACTGAAGGTGGTTTGTATGGAGCAGGTAGATTTGGATATACAATCAACAACGAAACTTCAACAATCGTTTCAACAATGTCATCTGCATCTTTAGCAGATATCGATTACGATTTATCAGACGCAACTGTTTCTGCATCTTATGCAGGTAACACATTGAAGAAATTCGTAGTAGCTTTACCATCTGATGCAGATTGGAATGGTGTAAGAGCTTTCGAACCAACTTCATTGACTGGTTCAGTAACTTTCTATCCTCAATACACTACTAAGAATGGTTCTAACGTTGAATTCGTTGCAACTGCAACTGGTATGGGTAATGATAACACAGTAGAAGTATCTTTAGCATACCACAAACAACCAACTGATATTTCAAGAGGTGATTTCGAAGATAGAGGTTCTGATTTAGCGATTCCAGAAATCGAATTAGAATTGAAATCTGAGCCTATCGTGGCTAAGACTCGTAAGTTAAAGGCTATCTGGACTCCAGAATTGGCACAGGACTTAAACGCATACCATTCAGTAGATGCTGAAGCTGAATTAACTCAAATGTTATCTGAATACATCTCTTTAGAGATTGATTTAGAAATCTTAGAGATGTTACAGCAAAACGCATTCTCAACTGAATACTGGTCTGCAAGAGTTGGATATGAGTGGAATGGTGCTGGTTTCTCAATCGATTCTAACGCAGCAGCAGCATCTGCTTACCAAAAGAACACATGGTTCCAGACTTTGGGTATCAAATTGCAAAAAGTTTCTAACAAGATTCACCAATTGACTATGAGAGGTGGTGCAAACTTTATCGTTGTATCTCCAAACGTAGCAACAATTTTAGAATCTATGAACGGATTCTCTGCTAACCCAGGTAAGGATGCATTGACTTTCGCAGCAGGTGTAACTAACATTGGTTCTATCTCAAATAGATACGATGTTTACAAAAACCCTTATATGACTGAGAACGTAATCTTATTAGGTTTCAAAGGTTCTAACTTCTTCGAAACAGGAGCAGTTTACGCACCATATGTACCATTGATTATGACTCCATTAGTTTATGACCCAACTAACTTCACTCCTAGAAGAGGTGTGATGACTAGATACGCGAAGAAAATCGTAAGACCAGAGTTCTACGGTAAGATTCTCGTTGATGGTTTGAATACTCTTTAATCTTTGAGTAGATTTTAGTATCTTAAACTAAAAAATATAAAAGGGAAAGTAGAAATACTTTCCCTTTTTATTTTATATTTATACCAAACAACTATAAGATGTCATATCCTCAAAAACAATATCACAGACAAGAAACCGCAAAAGAATATACGAGAGTATATACATTAGAATCTACCGATGAAATTGCAATGAAGCAAGAAGATGGTTTATTAGGATGGATATCAGCTGGAATATTAGCAACCACAGGCTCAAATGATTTGGTAGGTACTCAAACAATTACGGGTAGTTTACAAATTACTGGTTCATTTTATTATAACGGACACAAACAATATAATTACGGACAATTTTACGATTTAACAGACCAAAGTGGCTCATCGGGTTCAGTTCAATCAATGAAATTGGGTGTTACTGATATTAGTGAAGGAGTATCGATTGTAAGTGGTTCTCAAATTAAAGTCGAACACAATGGTGTTTACAATTTACAATTTAGTGCACAATTAGAAAATACTGTAAATACTAATATAGTATTCAATATTTGGTTTGCAAAAAATGGAACTCCTATTCCAGATTCAAATACACATGTTGATGTTGCAAGAGCACAATCGGCACAATTGGGTAAAGTACCTGCAGCTTGGAATTTTTTAGCACATTTAAATGCTAATGATTATTTAGAAATAAAATGGACATGTAATGATAATGGTGGAATCTTACATCACGATGCTGGAACACCAACAATTCCAGGCACACCATCTGTTATTGCAACATTAACTCAAATAGGATAACTTATCTTTTTATATTCTTATATTTATAAGTAAATATAATTGGAATAATATGTCTTTAAACTTAAAATGGCCAGGCAGTGGTTCAGCTATTGCAGGTAAAACTCCATTTGGAATCTACGATAGTGATACTGATTTCATTAATGATGGACCTAAAACAGCAGTTTGGTGTGCAAAAAGATTGGGATACCCTATCATAGATATTGAAATGGTTGATGAGCAATTTTATGCTTGTTTTGAAGAATCGGTATCAGAATATTCAGCACAAGTAAACCAATTCAATCTTAGAAATAACTTAGATATTCTTAAAGGACAGCCAAAGGAATCGGCAGGTGGTAGAGGAAATTATTCACAAACACTTGTGGATGGTTCTTTCTTACCAACAACAGTTCGTATGTCTCAACAATATGGAACATTAGCTGGAGTTGGTGGTAATACTTCTATCAAAAAAGCATATATTGATTTAGTTCCTGGCCAACAAAAATATAATTTAATGAGCTCATCTGTTGATGTGGAAACATCTGCATCATTTGCAACAACATATGTTAGTGGTTCTACAATAGATGTAATAAAAGTTTTCTATGAAGCAACACCTGCTATTCAAAGATTCTTTGACCCATATTCCGTTGGTGGACAGGGTACATTGAATTTGATGGATGAAATGGGATTTGGTTCATATTCTCCAGCGGCACAATTCTTATTAATGCCTTTATATGAGGATATTTTAAGAATTCAAGCTATTGAATTAAATGACCATATTCGTAAATCACATCACACATTTAATATAGTTGATAACAAAATAGAAGTGTTTCCTGTACCAAGAGATGGGTTTGGACCGACTAGATTATATTTTGATTATATGAGTAGAGATGAATTTGAACACAATTCACAAACTATTCAATCAGACTCGCTTTCGGATTATTCGGATATTCCATATGATTTTATTCAATATTCAAAAATAAATGATGTGGGTAAGCAGTGGATTAGAAAATATACATTAGCACTTTCAAAGGAGTTATTAGGTGCAATAAGAGAGAAATATTCACAAATTCCAATTCCAGATGCTGAAATAAGTTTAGACGGAGCAGCATTGAGAGCAGAAGCACAAGTTGAAAAAGATGCACTTATTACCCAATTGAGAGAAAACTTAGAAGAATTGAGTAGAAAAAATGTGATGGAAAATAAAGCACATGAAGCAGACCATCAGCAAGAAATGCTTAGAAAAGTACCTTTAAAAATATATGTAGGATAATATGCCAAAGTTTATTTCAGAAAGAGATGTTGCATTTTTCAAAGGTATAGCCAGAGAAATTGTAGATGTTGTTGTAGAAAATACAATTGTATTATTCAAAGTTAATTTGAATGAAACAAAGATAAACATCTATGGTGAAGCTATGAATAAAACTTGGTATCCAGGCGTACAATTATATGCTTTAATTAATAAAGAGCCAGAAACATCTACATATGAAGGATTTGGACCTGATGCAAATCAGAATATAGAATTTAGACTTGATAGATTTATGTGTGAGGAGAAGGGAGTATATCCTGAAATAGGTGATGTAATTTTCTTTGACCAATCTTATTATGAAATAGATAATACAAATGAAGTACAATTTGTAGGAGGATTACCTGATAATAACTTTAGTATTGTATGTAGTACATTTATGGTTAATAAATCATCTCTAAATATAGAAGAACGAATTAATTAATTGATATGTCAATAAATCCAATAAAACCCCAACTAAATAGGGCAAATGAAATAAAATCCAACGTTGGAGATGTTAAAAAGAGTGTAGGTCTATTTGATATAGATTACGCTATGATGACATATTTGGAAGATGTTGCTTTACCAAAATTAGATTATAATGGTAAATCGGTAACCATTCCTGTAATATATGGTAACTCCGAAAGATGGAAGGGAGCTAGAAGAGATGGGGTATATAGAGATAAAAAAGGTTCTATCCAATTGCCGATAATGATGATTCGTAGAACATCAATTGCAAAAGATGAGGCAATGCCAATGCAAAATAGACACGTTTCATATCCAACTATAACAAAGTGGTCAAAAGATAATAGATATGATAGATTTACAGCGTTAGGTGGTAATACGGCTCCTAAATACGAACTATTTAATATTGTAATGCCAGACTATGTTGAGGTTAATTATGATTGTATGGTATGGACCGATTATACAGAACAACTTAATTCTGTAATAGAACAATTAAATTTTACATCTCAATATTGGGGAGATAGAGATAAGTTTAAATTTAGAACAAGTATTTCTGATTTTAATGTTGTTAACGAAGTTGGTGAAGGTTCTCAAAGAATAAATAGAGTAGAATTTTCTTTGAATGTGAAGGCTTATTTATTACCAAAAACATTCGATGGGGAATCTACTACTAAAAAATCAATATCTACAAAAAGGCTTGTTGTAACTACAGAAACAGATGTTACAAGTGGTAATGGTAGATTGGAAGGATTTCTTACTACACCATCACCATATTATGACAATAAAGACCTTATTGATTTTTTATCTATTAATAATACAAAATCACAAAATCCTGTAACGAATAACACAATTACATTTAGTAATATAAGATGTATAAAAACACCTCCCACATTAATATCTATTGTTAGTAGTGGTATTACAATAGGAAATGATACCTATGATATAAAATTATATATAAATAGTACAAGATACTATCACAATGACCATTTTTCAGTTTCTATAACATCCAATTCAATTACTATTAATTTTGTAAACGGATTATTTCCTAATGGCCCGGTTGATAGCGGTGATGAAATTACAATATCTGGTAAATTTATAGATGTATAATGAAAAGGAGTCTTTTAGATATTACAAAAAAAATAAGTAGAAAGTTTGGTGACCCTGAATTAACTCCGAAAGATTTAGACCATCCGATTTATTCTATATGGGAAGCAAAAGGTTGGAGATTTGTTGATGTATTAAGAGAAATAGAATATAGAACAACGCAAGATAGATTGAGAGTTGTTATAAATACACTTTTTATATCAGCAGATGATTATATAGTAGAGCAAAGTGATAGTGGATTAATTATAAAATTTATAAAAAGTAGATTTCAATATACATTAGATATTGATGATTATATAGAAGTAACAGGAGATATAGAACAATATGCTTAATAGATTTAATTCAAATGCCAGAAAATTAAATAGGATTATACCAAAAATAAACCCTAATAATTTAAATGATGATTTATACATCACAGGCAGCTTATTGAACATAGAAGTACCTACATCCCCATCATTTGAATCACATACTAAATCAAATCCCAATCCTACAAAGTTAGTAAATAATAAAAATAAAATAGAATCGTTTCATAATGAAATTTTACAGTTCGGTGCAAGAAGTATAAAAAAAGGAATAGATACATTTAATAATACTGGGTTTGGTTCACTAACAATTTATAGTGCATCTTTAGATTATGGAACGGAGGGCGCATCGCCAGAAAATTTTGAAATTTTAGTGTATGGGTTGCATTTACCTGGGCATTATACAATAAAAGAAGAAAATGGAAATGTAGTAATAACTTTATTAAACAATTACATAGATTATGATTCTGTTAGTGTGAATGATATTTATGTTATAGGAAAATTTAAATAAATGGCAAATTTAATAAGATTAAAACAAATAGAAAGTAGTTCATTTTTGGAAACAGCCGGCGCTATTGGGCAAGATTTTTCCCAATCGGTGAATAGTATTGTTTCGCAATCAATAGAAACAACTTTTTCTGCATCTATTGTTCAAATAATAACAAACAATGTAGGTGCAGTATTACCCGAAGGTGTTGTTTCCGGTTCAACGCAAATCGTTGAGTTGGGATTTACAACAACATCATCATTTCATCAATATACTTCTTCTTTGGGAGATACATTTGCTACCGATTACGAAGTATATGTTACATCATCTCAAATTATTGACCAAGGTGAATGGTAAACTATTTTTAATAAATCATATTGTTAATTAAAAAATTAATATTTATAGACTGAATAACTATAATCAGAAATAATCAATCATAGATGGCACAAATAATTAAACATAGACGTGGTAGTTTAGAAGCCTTATCAGCAGTAACGGCCTCATTACAAAAAGGTGAGTTAGTCATAGCATCGGGCTCTACGAACATTACCGCCTCTAACGGAACATCAATCGTATTTGCAGTACCTGAAAGTGGGTATGTACAAGCAGTAAATAGATTCCTTATTGGAACGGCTGCACCAAACGTATTTCCAGCTGGTATATACAATGGAATGCTTAAAGGTGTTCCTTACTACGCAAGTGGTAGTTCCACTCTTTATTTGTTAGGAGAAGGTAGTAATGATATTCCTAATTTAGTAGGTAACATTTCAGTATTCTCTGCATCGGTAGATAATAGATTAGATGTAGTTGAAGCATCTTTAGGAAGTGGCGGTGATATTGGAATCAGAGTTTCATCGTTAGAAACATCATCTGCCAATTTAAATTCATTTAGTTCATCTACATTAGTTAGATTATCAAATTTAGAAAGTAAATCCGCATCGGTTGATACATCAGTATCTAACATAAACTCATATACATCATCTTTAAAAACCGCTATTACCTTAGATGGACAAAATGTAACGGTAAATGGTAATTTTACAGTAGCTGGTACACAAACTGTTGTAAATTCAACTACTGTTCAGTTAGGTGATAATATTATAGAATTAAACGGAACAGGTGCTGCAAATGGTGGATTGAGAGTAAAAGACCCAACTGCACCAAACACTGTATCAGGTTCATTATTATGGGATTCTACAAATGACTATTGGGTAGCAGGCGCATTAGGTGCAGAATCAAAATTATTAAGAGCAGGTGGTGATTCAGTAGTAAGTGGTTCATCTCAAATAACTTTACAATCTACAACCGGATTTAGTGCATACGATACGGCACTATCAACTATAACAGGTTCTTTAATATCATCGGCAAGTGCTGATAGAATTTCAATTACAAATATTAATACTACAACAGCAAGTTTAAATACTTCTGTAAGTAATATCAATACATTTAGTGCATCGGCAAATACTAGATTTACTGAAATCGGTGTAGTTAGTGGTTCATTGATAAGTTCAGCATCAGCTGATAGAGTTTCCATAACAAACTTAAACTCATTTAGTAGTTCTCAATTATCTCAAAATTCAACTTTAGCAACTTATACTGGAAGTGTTAATACGAGTATTTCTAATATTAACTCATTTACTGCATCTTTCGGAACAACATTTAGTTCTTCAGTAGATAGTAGATTAGATACATTAGAAGGAACTGGCACAATTCAAGGAGTTGGACAAGGAAATAACGTAACATTCGCAAGTGTAACTACTACAAACAATTTAACAGTTGGTGGTGATTTAGTGGTACAAGGTAACACTGTAACATTAAATACTTCTCAATTAGTAGTTGAAGATAAATTAATATCATTAGCAAGCGGTTCTACAAACGCAGCTCAAGCTGATGGTGCGGGAATTGAAGTTTTAGGAGCAACTGCAACTATCACATATAAATCAACACCTGATGCTTGGCAATTTAACAAACCTATTACGGGTTCAGCATTTACAGGTTCTCTAAATGTTCCATCTGGTGGTGGAAACTCAAAAAGAATTGCATTTAGAGGAACTGCAGATAATATTGAATTTGTTGCAGCACCAACTACATCTGGTGATTTAGTTCAATGGGATGGTACTAATTTTGTGATGAGTAATACTATTGATGGTGGAACATTTTAATCAAAAATAAATAAATAATAATAGACCCTT